GTCGGTGCGATTGAACGTGACGGCATGGTACTGTGCGAACGTCCTGCACAGATCACCGAGGAAATTAAACGGCGCGACGAGCGTAATGCACGGGCGCAGGTTCGTATGAAGGAAGGTCAGCTTGATCCAAAGGGCAAGGGCGGTCTTATCAGCCGCGAAGATGCTCAAATGGCTCCAAAGATCAACAAAAGCCACGATTTATACGTTCCAGAGCAGTAATACAGAGGGGGGTTTCGACCCCCCCCTTTACTTTTTTATAAAACGTGATATTTGAAAGGTCCGTGTGGTCTACCAGCCCATCGAACTTGTAGACATCTAGCCCTGCATTTATACGGCTGATGATTGCCTGAAATGGCATGAAACGCTTAGGCGTCCCGTGGAGAAGCCCCAGCAGGGGAATAACTGGCTTCCTAGGATGGGCATTTTAACCCCCCTTTACTTTAGGTGCAAGTGCATCTATATTGGCGATCTCGTTCTCCCCCCGGCGTGGGAGATTTGAACAAATGTCCGTTTCACAGTCGCCCCGGTGTGCGATGATGGAAACTCTCTGAAAGGAGAATCCCGTCATGGCCAATACCTTTGCGCCCTACGGTTTCTTGCAGTATCAGGGTGGCGCTGGCGGCGCTCCGACGTTCGCCCAGTCAACCCGTCTCATTGCTTCTACCAACACAACTCCTGTTTTCACCGGTGATCCCGTAGTTCCAGTTACCGGAACTGCAAACGGCTACATCACTCAGGGCCAGAACAGCAACACCACCGTTCTCGCTGGTATCTTCGTCGGTTGTAAGTATCTCTCGGTTTCGCAGAAGCGCACCGTTTGGTCTGCTTATTGGCCGGGTTCGGATGCTTCGGGCGACGTTACCGCATATGTGATCGATGATCCAAATGCACGTTTCGTTGTTCAGTCAAGTGGTTCTTCGTTCCCGATCACGGGTACGGCTACGGCTCAAGGCTCTGGCGTTCAGGGTCTGTATGCTCAGTTCACCATCGGCACGGGTAACACCTCGACCGGTCGTTCTGGCGCATATCTTTCGGCTGTCGGCAGCACCATCAGCTACCCATTTATCATCGTTGACTACGCCACTTCGTTTGGCAACGGCGGTGACCCCACTGGCACGTCATGCAATTTGATCGTCGGCTTCAATAACGAAGTCTGGCGCACGAATGGCGCTGGCCCAACTGGTATCTCGTAAGGAGTAATGAATCATGGCTGTTAATCTCTCACAGATCAAGGATCTCTTGCTCCCCGGCCTTCGCGGTGTTGAAGGCAAGTACGAGATGATCCCATCGCAGTACGACAAGATTTTCACCAAGCACGATTCGAAGATGGCTCTCGAACGTACCGCAGAAATGCGCTACCTCGGCCTCGCTCAGCTTAAGAGCGAAGGTGGCCAGACGGCTTTCGATTCGGGTTCGGGCGAACGTTTCGTCTACAACCAAGAGCATACGGAAATCGCACTCGGCTACGCGATCACCCGTAAGGCTATTGACGACAACCTCTACAAGACCCAGTTCACTCCTTCGAACCTCGGCCTGATTGAATCTTTCCAACAGACCAAGGAAATCTACGGCGCGAACCTTCTGAACACTGCAACGACCTACAATGCAGCGGTCGGCGGCGACGGTGTGGCACTCTGCTCCACGGCGCATCCTATTGATGGCGGTACGGTTGCTAACACCCCTTCGACGCAGGTTGATCTTAACGAAGCTACCTTGTTGAACGCGATGATCGCGATCCGCACGAACTTCAAAGATCAGGCTGGCCTGAAGGTGTTTGCTCGTGGTCGTAAGTTGATCATTCCTCCTCAGTTGGAACCAGTTGCAATCCGTCTTTTGAAGACTGAATTGCGTCCAGGTACAGCAGATAACGATGTCAACGCGATCATGACGACGGCTGGCGGTCTTCCAGAAGGCTACATGGTCAACGACTTCTTGACCTCGCCATACGCTTGGTTCTTGCTCACGAACATCGACGGCCTTGCCTACATGGAACGTGTCAAGTTCGAGACCGACATGCAAGTCGATTTCGTCACTGATAACCTCTTGGTCAAGGGTTACGAGCGTTACTCGTTCGGTTACTACAACTGGCGTGCTATCTACGGTTCGTTCCCAACCTCGTAAGGAGAGACTCACATGAGTAGCACGGTATTTACTGGTCCGCTTCTGGCGGGCAACGTGCTCAACTCAGACGGCACTGGCAATCTTGCCGGTGTCGGTGGGTCGAGCGGCACGCAAAATGTTGGTTTCTGCGATATGGTGCAGACATCCACCATTACGCAGGCTACGGCAGCGGCTGGTACGCAGATTGTGATCCCTGCTCAAAGCATGATCACATCGATTGACCTCTTCATTACCGTAGCGTGGACGAATAGCAGCACGTTGAGCATTGGTACTTCCACTGCTTCTAACGAGTTGGCCAGCGGCATTGCAAACGCTTCTCTGGTTCAAGGCAAGTACTCGGTCCCAGTGACCAGCTTGGTTGCGAACTGGATTAACACCAGCAATACGCAGGACGTTCTTGTGTACGTGAAGTCAAGCGCAGCTCCTGTCTCCACGACGGGTACGGCAGTCTTGGTTGTCAAGTACATGCAGGCCATTAACGGCTTCACCAACGAGCAATACACCTAATAGGAGTGGACCATGAAAGGTCATAAAGGACATCACCACGGTCACGTTGAGCATGGTGTACATCACAAGCACCCTCGTGCAGAGCACAAGAAGGGTGGCAAGGTCGAGTCGCCGATGGAAGGCAAGTGGGACCACGACGAAGCTCCGCATGAAGTTTATGCGGGTGCTGGTTCGGACGTTGTCAAGGAAGCCGAAAAGCGCAAGCATGGTGGCAAGGTCCATAAGGCCAAGCACAAGCACCACGTCGGCCATCACGAAGGCCACAAGGCCGAGCATCGCATGGATCGCGCCCCACGTAAGTCGGGTGGCCGTGCAGGCTCCAACATGAACCCACTTTCTTCTGCTCATCACGGGATGGAGCCTAAGGCTCATCATTCTTATGAGCCTGAAGAGGGCGGTCGCTAAAAAGCTGGGGGGAGCTTCGGCTCCCCTCTTCTCTATTGGAGTTGATTATGACTGCTGCATGGACGCGTTCCGAGGGTAAATCGCCATCTGGTGGCCTTAATGAGCGTGGCAGGGCATCTGCCCGCGCCGAAGGTCATAATTTGAAGGCTCCAACCAAAGACTCTGACAACCCACGTCATACCTCATTCTGTGAGCGGATGACCGGCATGAAGCGCAAGATGACTGGTGCTGCTGCTGCCGCCGATCCAGATAGTCGGATCAACAAATCCCTGCGCAAGTGGGGTTGCTGATGTCTGAAAAGCCATTTTGGGATAAAGATTTGCCCAAGGGACATCACACGAAACATTTATCGCACAAGCAGGAGCAGAGTGCTAAAGCTAGTGCAAGGGCCGCAGGTCGGCCATACCCAAACTTGATCGACAATGCCGCTGCGGCGCGTAAAAAAGGCAAATAATCATGACCACCTTTACATCAACAGGCGCTGTCAATCAGTCTATTACCCGCGTTGGCGCATATGAGCCATTTGAGCTTCAAGTAGCTCGCAGCCAAATTACTGGCCACTCAACCGTAAGTATTTTTGGCTATCAGACGGCAATCCCAACGTCCGGGTTTATCCCAGTTTGGGAAAATGCAACGACATACACCTACCCAACATCCGCCCTGACGATGACTTATGCCAGTACATCCTCAGAGACGTTGACGATGACGGTCACAGGTCTTGATATTAACTATAACCAAGTCAGTGATACAGTTACGTTTGCAGGAAGCACTAGTGGAACGGCCACCAACGGTACGGCATTTTTCCGTATCAACAGCATAACGGTGACGGCTATCGGAACTTTTGGCGCATCAAACGTTGGTACAATCACGGCAAAGAACGCCGGTACGACATATGCCCAGATTAACCCAAGCGTTGGTCGTTCGCAGTCTGCTATTTATACGGTTCCAGCTGGAAATACGTTCTATTTGAAACGTACTCAAGGCTGGACGAACATGGTTTATACCTCTGGTTCATATGGCACTTACCGCACTTGGACAGTCAACGCTGCTGGGGTTAACGGTATCGTCACGCAGCGTCCATTCGTTGCTAACTTTGTTAGCGAACGTTGGTATCCTAATATTTATGCAGCTAAAACGGATATTCAGTGGCAAATGTCGGCAACAGGAACGGCATACGCTGCTGGTTTTGTTGCTGAAGGCGTTCTGGTTGCAAATGACGGAACTCTCTAATGGCCACGAGCGGCACTTATGCCTTCAATCCCTCGCTTGGTGAGCTTGTACTTTATGCGTACAACCTCTGCGATGTGAGAAACACGGCCATTGCTCAAGAGCATATGGAAGCCGCTCGTATGTCGTCGAACCTACTGCTGGCCAATTGGGCCAACCGTGGCGTTAATCTGTGGGCCGTCGATCTTGAGACGGTCTATTTCAACCAGACGCCGACAATTCTGACCATTACAGGTAACGGAACCGCCGCAACTCTTACCTACGCCACCCCAAACACGCCTGTATACACAGTAGGTACACAGATCACCGTGGCAAGCACGGGTGTTGTTGATGGTGTGCAGACGGTAATTGCGAGTTCCAACGGTTCGGTATCATTTTCGTCCTCATATGTTGGAACTTCTACCGGTGGGACGATCTCGTCCTCCACGCCTGCCGCAACATACTCGGTTGATCCTAATACGGTCGTGCTGCTTGATGCCTATGTGACCACAACGCAATCAACCTCGCAGCCGATTGACCGAATCATTCTTCCGGTGTCGCGCACCGAGTACGCTTCCTATCCGAACAAAGAGCAGGTGGGATTTCCCACCGTGTTCTGGTTTGACCGCCTTCTGGCACCTCAAGTTACGCTTTGGCCCGTTCCAGATGGCACGTCATCGCAGTTCTTGAAGTACTATCGGGTACGTCAAATCCAAGATGCCAACTATACCGCTGGCCAGAACGTTGAGATTCCGTATCTTTGGCTTGAAGCTTTTGCATATAACCTCGCTGTACGATTGGCCGTCATCTGGAATGCCGCCAAAGTGCAGTTGTTAAAGCCATTGGCAGACGAAGCCTATATGATTGCCGCCGAGCAGAACGTGGAAACGGCGCAGCAATACATCTCGCCGCAGATTAGTGGGTACTTCAGGTGAGGGCGACAGGCCGCGCATCAGTATCGTCTAGAAATCCTCGCGCTTTCGGTATATGTGACCGTTGCGGGTTTCTATACAATCATGACCGGCTTCAATGGCAGTTTGACTATGCAGGCGCTGGCCTTATCAACAAGCGCATTCTGGTTTGCCGTCCGTGCTTGGACACTCCTCAAGCACAATTAAGGGCGATTGTTCTACCTGCCGATCCTACGCCGATCCAAAATCCTCGTGTGCAAGATTATGAAGCTGCCGAAACAAGCTACGTTACGACCAACGCGAACCCTGTTTACGATCCAATAACTGGCCTTCCTATCCCATCTACAACGCATTTGTTGACGCAAAATGGACAAGTTTTGACGCAACAGCCGATTGGTGCGCCAGATGGCCTTGATCCAGATGCTGTGATGCCGCTTTATGAACAAACGGCATATCGTGTGAGCGTGAATGCTGTTTCAATTATCGCTGATGGAAGCAATACGATCACGGTCACTTGCTCATCCGCACACGGGCTTGTTACCAATTCGCAGGTGGCCGTCGAGGGGCTTTTGAATAACGGTGCTGATGGGTTCTACAGCGTCACCGTTTCAAACCCTATGATCTTCACCTATCAAACAAACAATGCTATACTTGCTGGCAATCTGTTGCAGGGCAATAGCACGATATTTACTGCTCTCGTTGGCTTGCCATACGGCTACACTCAAATACCACAGACTGGGATTTAACCATGGCAGACACTACCACAACACTTCTACCGGTCGCGACTGCCATCACCGGTACTGAGCAAGTAGCTATCGTCCAAAATGGCGTTTCTGTACGTACAACTACCGGTGCAATTTCGGGTATTACGCCCGGCCCTACCGGCCCCGCTGGTACGCAAGGTTCGACCGGCCCTACCGGCTCAACTGGGCCGACCGGCGCGACAGGCCCAACAGGTTCTACAGGTATTCAAGGCCCAACTGGTAATGTCGGCCCAACCGGTTCTACTGGCCCAACCGGCCCAACGGGCGCTTCCGGCTCGTCTGGTGCTGTGGGTCCGACCGGATCAACGGGTTTAAAGGGACCAACAGGCCCAACCGGCGCTCAGGGCGCTCAAGGCAACACGGGGCAAACCGGTCAAAACGGACCTACGGGTCCAACAGGTGCCGCATCAAGTGTTGCTGGCCCTACAGGCCCAACAGGTGCATTAGGACCAACCGGAACCGGCCCTACAGGCCCAACTGGCGCGGCATCGAGCGTTGCTGGCCCAACTGGTCCTACTGGCCCCACTGGCGCTCAAGGCAGCCAAGGTGGTACTGGACAAACTGGCGCTACTGGTCCAACCGGTGCTACGGGTCCAACAGGCCCACAAGGCATTCAAGGCAATCAGGGCGCACAAGGACCAACTGGCGCGATTGGACCTACCGGTCCTACAGGTACGCAAGGTACGCAAGGTCTTAACGGCTCCAACGGCCCAACCGGCCCTACTGGACCCACTGGGAACGCTTCAACTGTTGCTGGTCCAACGGGTCCGACAGGCGGTACGGGTCCAACCGGTCCTGCAAGCGGCCCAACAGGCGCTACTGGCCCAACCGGCCCTACAGGTGCTGCATCAAGTGTAGCTGGCCCTACTGGCCCTACGGGTTCTACAGGAACGACTGGTGCAACGGGACCAACCGGCCCAACCGGTTCGCAAGGTAATCAAGGGTTGACGGGTCAAAATGGCCCGACCGGCCCTACAGGTGCCGCTTCGAGCGTAGCTGGACCTACCGGCCCTACTGGCAATGTCGGGACTACTGGACCTACAGGGCCAACTGGTCCAACGGGTGCTGCATCATCGGTAGCTGGCCCAACTGGTCCTACCGGTACAACCGGCGCATCTGGGCCTACTGGCCCCACAGGCTCTACGGGTTCAACTGGCCCAACGGGTCCAACGGGTAGCCAAGGCTCAACGGGCGCTACCGGTCCTACGGGAACGACTGGCGCGACTGGCCCAACTGGTCCGCAAGGTACGCAAGGTCTTACAGGCGCAAACGGCCCAACCGGCTCTGCTGGGCCAACGGGTCCAACTGGCTCGACCGGTTCTACGGGTTCAACCGGCCCTACTGGCGCTACAGGACCGACCGGCCCCGGCACTGTAAATTCCGGTACTTCAGGACAATTGGCCTATTATTCGTCCACTGGCGCTGTTGTTTCTGGCAATCCTAACTTCACGGTTAGCACGGGTGCCTTGACTGTCGGTGTCGCGGGTTCGGCGGCTGGTTCTGTTCTTCTTTCCGGTGCAACAAGCGGTACGACAACGATTGCGGCGGCTTCCGTTGCAAGCGGAACGTCCACGTTGCCAACGACCAGCACTACATTGGCAGGTTTGGCGGTCGCTCAGACGTTCACGAACACCAATACGTTCAGTGGCTCGTCATCGGTTCTGGCGGAAGTTCTTACCAACGCGGCTGAAACGACCACTGTGTCGGCGACGGCTGCTACCGGTACGATCAACTTCTACACGTCTTCGCAATCAATCCTTTATTACACCACGTCGGCATCGGCCAACTGGACGTTGAACGTTGCCCATTCGGCAGGCACTACGCTGAACTCGGCCTTGTCCACCGGCCAGACTATCACAATCGCGTTTATGGTTACGAACGGCTCGCCAGCTTACTACCAGTCATCCTTTACGATTGATGGTTCGGCGGTCACGCCTAAATGGCAGGGCGGTACGGCTCCATCAGCAGGTGACGCCAGCGCGGTTGACATTTACACCTATACGATTGTTAAAACAGGCAGCGCTGCGTACACTGTGTTCGCTTCCGTGACCAAGTTCGCCTGAGGGTAACATGCCAACAATCATCACTCGTGGCGCATTGGATGCTAAAGCTCTTGGCTTTGGATCAACCACGACTGTGCCGTATACAATCAACAATTCGTTGCGGTTTCGGTCGGCTGCAAGTGCCAACTTGACCCGAAACTACACAAATTCAAACACCAGCTACACTACCCAAACCATGTCTTTTTGGTTGAAAAGGGGTAAACCAGCTACATTACAAACTATTATCAGTTCTTATGATGGTGTTTCAACGTATCAGTCTAGGTTAAATTTAACCACTGGCGACCAGTTGGCCTTAGATTTTGGTGGTAGCGCAACCAATACTCTTACTGCTGCCCCAATTTTAAGAGACCCGGCATCGTGGTATCATGTTGTCCTTGTTGTTGACACTACCAACGCAACAGCCGCGAACCGTATTCGTATATACCTTAACGGGGTACAAGCCACTCTCACCGGTACTCAACCATCGCAAAATGCGGTTATTCAATTCCTATATAACGGTAATGGCGGCAATAGCATTGGCTATGATATTACCGCAATTGCCAACTACATAGATGCCTATCTTGCCGACTTCAACTACGTTGACGGGCAAGCACTGAACGCATCTTCTTTTGGTGCGTTTGACTCCAATGGCATTTGGCAGCCGATAAGTTATACCGGAACATATGGAACAAACGGATTCCATCTTACTTTTGGCAATACGACCAGTACGACCACGCTTGGTTATGACACATCGGGCAATAGCAATAACTGGACAACCGGCGGAATCAGTTTGACCTCTGGCGTGACCTATGACGCCATGATTGACAGCCCTAGCGTCGTTAGCGCAACCGTTTCCAATTATTCCGTATTAAATTCTGTCAATTATGGCTCGGTAGCGCCGACAGATTGCAATTTGACTTTGGCCCAATCTACTACTGTTCAAACTGGTGCGGTAGGAACTGTTCAAATTCCTACGACCGGTAAGTTTTATTGGGAAGCAACGGTATCTACTACTACAGCAGCTAACAATGCAGTTTCATGGGGCGTTGCCACTTCCGCAGCCAGCCTAACCTCGTCTCCTCAAACAACAACTGGTACGTATGCGGCATATGTTAATGCTACTAAATTACTTGTAACAAATGGGTCCGGCGGTGCGACGGGGACGGTCGCTATCGCGGCGGGTTCA